CCTACTGGTGCTAGTACACATCAAGAAAATGACTTTGGAATGTTACTTGAACCAAAGCTTAGAAAAGTGTTCTATGATACTTATAATGAAGTACCAGAACAATACTCAAAAATATATAATGTAAAAACGTCTAAGAAAGCAAAAGAAACAGATTATGGACTAGGTGCTTTCAGACCTTGGAAGAAGTTTGGTAACTCTATGAGCACTATAGCTGATGCAGATAATATGCCAACAGTTGAATACCAAAAGATACACCCAGGTCTTGAAAGAACTTATATCCACGAAGAATATGCTTCTGGATTTATGGTGGAAAGAAAATTCATTGATGATGAACAATATGATGTTATCATGAAGCTTCCTAAAGACCACGCTAGAGCAGGTAGATATAAGGTAGAACAAGANGCTGTTTCATTATTTAACGACGCACTAGTAGAAACACCTACAGCTACGATTTATGATGGAGAACCATTGTTCTCTCACAATCACCCATTGGTTGAAACTACAGAAGTTAAGGGTGATAACTTAATTGAAGGTACATTAACTGCTGAAAACTTAGAAAAAGCACTACTTTTAGCTAAGAAACAAAAAGACGAAGCAGGAAAATTAATTGTTATGAATTTCGATACAATAGTTGTTCCTCCTGCATTAGAAAATACAGCTAGAACTCTATTACAATCAACTCTAGTAACTGGTTCTGATTACAATGATATCAACGTTCTTAAAGGAAAGTTAAACATTATTGTTTGGGACTTCTTAGAAAAAGACGACGCTTGTTTCATTATGGACAGTAAAAATCACCAAGCTAACTTCTTCTGGAGAGTTAAACCACAATTCAACAGAGAAAAAGACTTTGATACATTTGTTCAAAAATACAATGGATATATGAGATATTCATTTGGTGTATCTGACTGGAGAGGACTTATAGCAATTAAGCCAACAGTTTAAAAATAAAATAACTTAATAGGGGGTACTTGATTGTATCCCCTCATTTATTATAAGGGGTGATTTAATGGTACAAGGACAAAGTTATTTACAACTGTACTACAATAAAGCCTGTACTAAAGAACTTGAAAAAGATACAGAAGGTAATTATATATACAATTCAAGTAATATATCTAATAATGCTATAATGCCACTTATTATAAATCTTTGGTGCAAGAACAACGGAAGCCACACAGCATATGAAACAACACTAACTCTTGTTTCTTCTGATTTAACTGTTGAACTACCATTAAAAGTAGATAGGATAGCTTCTTTAGCTTCTTTAGAAGTAATTCAAATTCCTATAAAGGTTGATATCCCAAAAGGAGATATGACAAAACATATAATAACATTGAGGTTTGAATATGACAGTATTTAATACAATAGCCAAAATAAGAAGAAGGAGAATTGGAGAACTTCAAGGACTTAAAATGTCTGTAATTCAAAAATCCTTACAAGAAAAGAATACTACAATTAATATAAAGAATTACTCTGTTGATACTTCTAATTATAACTCAATGGATAAAATATCTAGGAGGAATTACAATGAATTATATGGTTTGTTGGTTAGAATTGTAGAAAATTCTAATAGAGTTAAAGAAGTTTTATTTAAAGGAATAAAGGTAGTTAAATCAATAAAGGAATATAAAAACAAAATTAAATACTAGGAGGTGAGGGAATGAAACAAACACCTAATTATAATTTACCTCAATTTGATGGTGAAGATTTATTTAATAAAGAAGACTTTAATGACGCTTTTTCTAAAATAGATACTGCTGTTTCTGATTTGCAAACTACAATAAATAATTTAATAGCTAAATTAATATCTAGTGGTATAATAAAGAATAATTAATTTGCAATAGATTTAAAATACGAAATATAAAATATTTATTCGGAGGAGGTTAGATGAATGATTTAGGAATGTTTATTAGTAACGTTGGTTTTCCTATAACTGTTGCTTGTTCTGTTGGATTTGTTTTATATAAAGTGTTCATTATAATGACAAAGAAGATAATAGAAGTATTTGATGTTATAACACAAACAAATAAACAGCTTGTAGAAACAAACTCAATGTTTGCAAGTAGACTAGAACCATTAGAAGCAAAAGTAACCGACATAGATAATAAGCTTGATAAAATTATAGAAATTAAAAGAGGTGATGTGTAGTGGCAACATATGATATTGGATTGTTTAAAGGACATGGAAAGTATTCTGGTGGATTTGACCCTGGTGCTGTTTATGGTGGGCACAGAGAATATGATATTGTATCTAAAATAGTAGACAAGGCTTTAGTTCATTTAAAGAACTCTGGTATATCTGTATTAACAGGAGAAAACTACTACAAAAATGATTTGTTATCTGGACACACTATTAAATCTAAATGTATCTATAGCGTTCATATAAATGCAGGTGGTGGAAGAAGAACAGAGTTTTTAGTTCCATTTGGAGAAAAATTCTTTAAGACAGAAAATGCTATAGGTAGTGAAATGGTTAAGTTAGGTATTCCTGCTTATCAAATTAAATCGAGAGATTATAATTCAGAAAGATTTGTAAACAGAACTGATGGGATTTCTTCTTCTGGAAAAGACTATTATAAAGAAATAAGAACTGCTTGGGGAAAAGGAGTATCTTTAACCATATTTGAAGTAGGTTTTATTGATAGTGAAGATAGAAATATAATAGTCAAGAATATAGACAAAATTGCATTGATATTAGCCAAAGAATTAGCTAAACTATGTAATAAGGATATAGTTATCCCCAAAGAAACAAAGCCTGTTACAAAGCCTTCTGGTGGCTTTTACAGGGTAGTGGTAGGAAGCTTTAAAGACAAATCAAACGCAGAAGTTCAAGTTAAAAAGTTAAAAGAAAAAGGCTTTGATAGTTTTATAGCCTACTATGACAAATAATAAGGGGGCATAATAGCCCTCTTTATTTTTGGAGGTGGATAAATGAATTTTGGAGAAGTAATAGACCTAACTAACAATATCATTGACGAAACAGATTATGATGAACAAGTTGAAATTATAATTAAAAATGCTATAAACTTTGCTTATTTAACAATAGCTACAAAAATAGATAAGAGAAGTGAAACATTAGATATTAGCTATTCAAAGATATATAAATTACCAAAGAATTGTTCTAGTATTATTGATATATTGTCTGGTGACTATATATTATCAAATACAGATTATAGTGTTAAAGCAGATACAGTTATATTTCATACAAGTAAATATAATAATTTAACACTTCTTTATTCAAAGACAGTTGACCCATTAGTTTCAGATACAGATGTTTTGGATATAGATGAAAGATATTGTTTTGCTTGTGCTATGTATGGTGCTTATGCTTATTCAATACATAGAAAGAGAATTGAATTATCAGACTTACTTTTATCTGATTTTAATAAAATGATAAATACAAACAAAACAACAGAAATGGAGGTGAATGAATTTGACATTACAAGATATAACTCAAACAGTAATTAAGCTTTTAAACATTAAAGAAGACGATACAAATTCAATATCACTTGTTAAAAACTCTATTAATGAATCTTATTTTTTGCTTTGTAAGATTGATAGAAGGGTAGCTAGAAGTTATATTCCAATAATAAATGGAATTGCAACAATGCCACCTAACTCATTAGGGATTGTTAAATGCACTCCAGAGTTAGGGGTTGAAGACAAAGTGTATGGCAATTCAATATTAACTGATAAAACAGGAGTGCTTGAAGTTTTATATTTTTATGTAAGAGAACCCCTTATTTTAGATGATGATGAATTAGATTTAAGTACAACACTTCAACAAGCTGTTATAAATTATGCTTGTTATATAATGTGTCTTTCAAAGAATGAAATAAATCAAGCAGAAAGTTTTTATAGGGCATATGTAAGAAACGTAACGCAATTTGAAGAAATGAACCAAGGAATACCAGAGACTGTAGTGGAGGTTGATTATTAATGGAAAGGTTTTTTGAAATAAACACATTTAAGAATGGTATAAATGAGTTTACAACTGATGCACTACTTGACCCTAGCGAAGCTGTTTATGCAAAGAACTGTATTATAGATAATGGTTCATTAACAACAGAAAGAGAACCAGATATACTTGCTTATATAAAGTATGCAACCAGAGATATTGATAGAATAATATTATTTCATACAGAAAGTGAAACGTTAAAGTTAGCTCAAGTTCAAGATAAGCTATATAAATTTGATGGTACTTTGTTTTGTACAATTCCTTNTTCTCTTCCAATTGATTATGTGAACTTTCAATACAATGGTGAAAATGTTTTAATTTGTTGTTNTGGTGGTACTCCATTTATTATTTATAAAAATGGAACAACTAAAAGTCTTTTAAATAGAAGATTAGAATATGACACAGATGGTAGTATAAAATATTACGTTACACCAGAAGGTTACAAACATACAAAAGAAAAAAGTGTTCAATCTACTGCTCCACCAGGAAACCTTCTTGAACTGTATCAAGATAGACTTTGGATAGCCAATTCTCCTGGAACTACAAATAGTGATAGAATTTATTTTAGTACATCTGGTGTTAATGGTGCTGATATAAATGATTTTACAACTCCAATAGAAGAAGGAGAAGCAAATATGCATGGTGGGTTTATTGATATTAGAAGTTATGACGGTAGTGGTATAATTGGTCTTAAAGCTGCATTTGATTCGCTTGTTGTTTTTAAAAAGAAAACAATATATAAAATTGTTGGTTATAGTCCTGATACATTTCAAGTTGTACAAGTTGCAGGTTCTTCTGGAACAATAGCAGACAAATCAATAGCAGTTGGAAACAACGGTATTTATTATTTAAGTGAAAATGGAATTTACTTTTATGATGGAACAAACACACATTTGATTAGTAAAAAGATACAAAAAACATTAAGCAAACTTGAATATTTAAAACTAAAAAAAGTTTGTGGTTGTTTTTTCAACAATAAATACTATTTAGCAATTCCAATAAACTATAATAGTGATGCAACTAGAGTAATAGAATACGATACTATAAATGATTCGTTTATGATACATGATTATCTTGGTAGTGGAGTAACTGATTTAAAGGTAATTGATAATAACTTAGCTATGGCTAGTGGAAAATTCATTCAAGATATAAACGGAACATCAGATTCATTTGTAATGTCAACTGTATGGGAAACTGGATTTTATGATTTTGGAAGTCAAAACAGTAAAAAGAATACAACCTATATTTACTTTAGGGCAAAAGGAAGTTATAAAAATAGCAAAATAAAGTTTACCCTTGAATCAGATAGGAAAAGCAAATCAATAGAAGTGCCTTTAACAAATGAAAATATTATTTATAAAAAGAAGTTAAAGAACAAAGGAAGATACTTTAAACTTATAATAGAAAATCCTTATAACTCATATTTTGAATTATCAAAAGTTCAACTAATAGCAGAAGTAGATATTGATTAGGAGGTTAGCATATGTATGTTGTAAGAGGAACTACTCCACAAGATATAAACAAACTCAATGACTTTTTAACAAAACTTCATAGTAAAGTGTTTAGCAAGTTAAAATTTAAAGATTTAGATTATACAGTACAAAACAAAATAAATACTCAAATAATACCTATTAATGGTGTTGGAAATATGGATTCAGTTGAGCCATACAAGATATTCTTCTATGTCGAGCCTGGAAAATACAAGATAGTTGATTGTAAGATTAGTTTTTTAGGTACAAGATACAGAACAGATGTTGTTACTGATACATCTCTTGGTGGTGCTTATACAGGCTCATCTTATTCTACCTATAATGGCTCTGGTAATATAATGACTGAACCTGGTGGTGGTGGAAAAGTAGGTGTTGTAGGTAATATGGTAACAGTAGAAAACCATAGGCACGATGTTACAATATCTTCTCATAGACACAGCACAAATATAAGTATTCCAAAGCATAGCCACGCACTTGTTAAAGGAATAGAACACTCTTCAATTCCTAGCAGAATATATATAGATTTAAACGGTACAAATATTGCAACATTAACTTCAACTACACTAGAAAAGAACAATATAAATATAACTGATGAAGTTAAAGAAGGGTGGAACATAATAACTTGTTCCGCCACTACACTTGCTAGAATAATTGCTTTTGGTACACTAGAAGTGATAACAAACTAACATTGTACTAATTGTTAAAATGTAGTAAAATTAAATTAGCGAGGACTATGTTCTCCTTACGGAGGTGATGTAATGAATGAACAAATAGTAATCACTAAAGGTAACTATGGAATAGAATTGCTAGTAGATTTTATTGACAACAAAAAGAAAAGCGTTGACATAACTGGTTGTTTTGTAGAAGCAACTTTTGTTAATCCAAATAAAGAGATAGAACAAGAAGTTCAAGCTTTTGTAACAAACTATACAGAGGGACAAGCAAGTGTAATATTAAATTCTAATTTAACTAAAATAGAAGGACTATGGAGTGTTTATTTTAATGCAATACAAGGCGATACAGGGTATGTAACAACACAAGAAGCTATTTACTACTTTGTACTGCCAGAGAATGGAGGTGCTAAATAATGAAAAAGACAGCAAACTTAAAACTACCTATTTATGATAATCCAGAAGTAGATGTATTTGACCTAGAGGATTGGAATATAGCAAATCAAAACTTAGACAACGCTTTTGGTGCTTTAGTAGAAGGTGATAAGTTAGATATAATCAATTCAGAAGTAGTTGACGCAAGAAAAGGGAAACTAACACTAAAAGAAAAGATAGACGAAATTGATACAACTACACAAGAAATTAATTCGCAATTGGAACATATGGAGCAACAAAAAGCAACGAAAGAAGAACTAAATGCACTTGGTCAACTTAAATTAGATGGTGTATATGCAACTCTAGTTGATTTGCAAACTGCATTTCCATCTGGAGCAACAGGACTTTATTTAATTACTGCTGATGGTTTTACTTATAGGTGGGGTGGTTCAGCTTGGATAAAAGCAGTTCAATTTCAATCTTCTGGAATAGCAGATGATTCAATTTTGCCAACGAAATTAAAAAAAGATGGAGGTTTTGAAACAGTTAATTTATTAACTTTAGGTACAACTGAAAAAATAGAAGGGAAACGTTTTACAGAGTACGATACTAACACATTTTTCCCACTTTACGGTGATTTAGTTTCTCAAGATATTTATACTTTTAAAATACCTTCTGAAGCTCAAAATATAGAATTTAATTTTAATTCAACGAATATTTATAATAGCATTGTTATATTTTTACTTGATAATGAAAAGAAAAGAGTTATGCACTTTTCAAAAAACAATGTTATAAATAATCAATGTGAAAATTATATAACATTTGCAAATGATAAAGCTGTTATAGACATACCTTTATTAAAACGAACTAGACCTACAACAGTTTATTTATCAATATCATTTTTAAAAAGTGATAACAACTATGCTAGTTATGAAAAAAGTATAGTAACAAGTTTATCAGAATTTAAGTGGTTGAAGTATGAAGATGAAATAAATGAAGTCGTAAATAAAAAAAACTATTACAAAAATTGTGCTGAATTAATTTTGCCTAGAAATATACCAATTGTTAGCGGTAGAGAATTAAATGTTTATTATGAAAATATTTTATATAACAAAATGCTTAAAAACGTGTTTATTTTACCAAATCAAAATGAATTAGGAGGTAAATTTTATGAAGGTGTTTGGCAATATACTCCTAATGTAAGTATGCTATCGTATGGTACTATGACTTTTAAGCTTTACGAAAACAACCTAACTGATTATATAAGTAAATCAGTTAATATTAGAAACATACCTTTAAATCAATCAAGTGGAAATTACAAAGTGCTAATTATTGGAGATAGTAAAATTGATGGTGGCATAATTCCAAGAGAATTAAATAATTTATTTACGAATGACGAATATACAAATGTTACATTCTTAGGCACTAGAGGTTCGGATGTTAAACATGAAGGTAGATCAGGCTGGACAGCTAAAAATTATTGTGTTAATGATAGTTTCAATAATAAAGTAAATGCATTCTATAATAATTCAACTTTTGATTTTTCATATTATATGAGTACACAAGGTTATGATGGTGTAGATTGTGTATGTATTAATTTGGGTACTAATGACGCCGTTCGAACAAGCGACTACGCTTCAATATTGAGTTACTATGATATTATGATTAATAGCATACATCAATACAATCCAAATATAAAAATATTAATAGGCTTGGCAGAAAATATGTCACAAGAAAGATGGGTATTTGGTTTAAATAAAAATAGAATTTTAGGACTAGTAAAAGAGTTAATTAATAAATATGATACTGATTATTATTTGAATAAAAATATATCACTTATACCATTGTATGTTAATCAAAATCTATATCTAGATTACAATTATTCAAATGTTGCCGAAAGTAGCAGAAATCCAACAATGGTCAATAGAGTTAGTGATGAAACACATCAAAATAATTATGGATATTATAAGAACGCAGATATGATTTATTCAGCTATAAAATATTATCTAAGTTAGGGCATAATTGATAACTATTGCGAACTAAACAAACAAAACAAGGCTCTTAGTTGAGCCTTTTCTTTAAGATTGTAATGAGTACCAAAATATAGTAATATTAAATTAATAAAGAAGACAGATTAAAAACCAATTACCTAAAGGGGTGAAAATATGGCAACTGATTATAGAAAACAGGCAACACAAGAATATGACGCTTCGTATAATAAAAAAGTACAAGCATTAAAAAATCAATTAGCACAAAATCAACAAATCTTAGACCAACAAAAAGGTGTCATTAATGCTAACTATGATTTAAGTGTAGCTAATCAAAATTTAGCTAACAAAAAAGCAAAGAACAATTTGTCTAGCTCTATGCTTGGAAGAGGACTTTCTAACAGTTCAATAGCAGTTAGTGGATTAGCAGAAGCAGACCAAATCAACAATAGAATGGTTGGAAATATAAATAGAGAAAGAACTGGTGCTTTAAATGATATCGAACAACAAAAAGCATTACTAGCACAAAACTTAGAGGGAACACTTGCTACAATGAGTGCAGATAGAGAAGACGCAATATCAGCATTAGCAAGACAATTAGAAGATAGACAATGGGATAAAGACTTTAAAAATAAAAATTTTGAATTTCAAAAAGATACTGAAATGGCTAATAGAGCATTTAGAGATAAATCATTTGAATTTCAAAAAGATACTGAAATGGCTAATAGAGCATTTAGAGATAAAACGTTCAATTTCCAACAGGAAGTTGAAAAAGCAAATCAGGCATATAGAAATTCCCAATTAGCTCTGCAAAGAGAACAAATGTTGGCTGAACAGGCATATAGGAACGCAAGTTTAGCACAACAAAGAGAACTTGCAAATTCCCAAATAGCTTGGCAGAGAGAAAAACTTAGCACACAAAACAAATCAAATAGTAATGACGCTTATAATATGTATCTTCAAACTTATGCCGATATAAAGGGAAACCCTAATTATACTAGAGCACAAAGAGACAATGCACTTAAAGCATTATATGAAGAAACAGAACTATATGATAAAATAAATGGTACTGACTTATCAGAAATTAGAAATGCTGTTGACACAACAATAACACCTAGAAATAGACTATCTGGACCTACAATGTATTAAATAATAGGAGGTAATATTTTATGGCTTATAGAAGTCCACTTGGAAAGTATTTAGGTTCTAGAAAAAAAGAAGAACAAATAACAAATATATATGATGATGGGGAACTGTGGTCTAAGCCAGAAGACGTTACCCCTCTTGAAACAATGGGTTATCAATCACCACTTAGAAAATTATATGGAAATAGAGAATTAGGAAATTATGATGGTGGAGCAATAGATAATACTATAGAAGACCCATTACAAGCACCTAGAAATCAAATGAATTACTATACAAGACAATTAGATAAACTAGGGGAAAGTCCTGTAAAGCCTACTGTTAAAGAGAACGAAACAAAAGGTATATTTGATTTGTTAAATAGAATTGGGGCTGTTCCTGGTGCTGTATCAAACTTCTTTGCAGGAGCAACAAACCATGCGTTAAAGGAGCTAGGAAACTCAAAAGCTAGTGATTTTCTTGACCCATCTTATGCAGAGTCAGTAGTTGGAGAAGCAATGATAGAAGGTTTGAAATCGGCTTATCATACTTCTACTGGTTTGTTTACTGGTGAGTATTCAGATAAGGCCGTAGATTGGGGAAGAGCTTTAGATGAAAACAGAGATAATCCAAACAAAGTTATTAGTGGAGTAGTTAAAGGAGTAGAAGCACCAGGATATTTAATATCAAAACACATATTTGGTGCAGAAGAAGAAAAAGCTAAAGCATGGGGTAATATTGTAGCCGACTTGGGTATATCCTTAGCAGAAGGTAAATTTACAGATATAGATGGTGCAGGGAAAGCAATTAAGTATTTAACTCAAAATGATGAAATGAAGAAAATAGCAAATATAGCTGATATTAATAAGGCCACAAAACTTGCTGATAAATACAATACATTTGATGATTATGTACAAACATTGGGTAAAAGTGCTTCTAAATACGGAGCAGATGAACTACAATCCATGTTTAAAAAGAGTAAAAAGAACTATGCACAAGATATAGTTAAAGATGTTAAAAAAGGCTTAGGTGGAATGGCTACCTTTGATGGATTAAAGATAGGACAAAAAACAATAAGTTTAGATACTTTAGATAGGATTGCTTCTAATGATTTACAAAGAAGATTAGCTACTGTTGGTTTGTCTTTATATAGCCCTGTAGGTGCATTGATTAATAATCCAGTTACAGCTAAGATTGGTGACAAGATTAACTCTACCGAGATAGGTGGTGCAATAAACAAAACTCTTAGAAAAGGATTTAATGGTGGCAAAGACA